TGCTCAACTCTATGCTGCTGTCGCCGACGAGCGAGGAGTAGCCGGGGCTACGTGTGAGAAATCATATGAAGCAGTGAAGGGGAATTGAGATTGCCCGGACGGGCTGAGAGGGGAAACAAAAAAGGTTGCTGAAATGTTGCTGAAACCGGGACTAACCGGGACATATTTTCAGCAACTTTCAACAACCTTTTCTGCTAGAGGCCCCGTATTCTGGGGCTTGTTTGGTGGAGCCGGGGGGATTTGAACCCCCGTCCTGTTGGCGTATTTGCTGGGCTGTAGCGGGGTGGTTGCTGAAATGTTGCTGAACTAGATGTTTTTGCCTATCTCGGCAGCGGCTCGAACGATTGCTCGGCGAGTGGCAGCCATCTCATCGTCACCACATATCTCTGTGTAACTATCTACGATGCATTGAGCCGTAACCGCAACTGAATATCCTTGCAGGTGAACCCTCGGAGTGATCCTTAGCTTCACCGCCAGCCGCAGCGCATCGCCGTCATCCTCAAGCGGGTCCCACTGCTCTCGCCCGATCTCTTCCTCGCATCGGTAGTAGCAGCCGGAATTCTTAACCCACTCCACCTGATAGCCAGCAGCCTTCGCCGCCAGCTCCAGCAATTCACGATCCTGCATTTGAATCCTCCATAGGGATTTGAACCGGCGTCCCGAACAGCTCAGCCGCCTTGCTGCCGGACGTGTCGCCATCGTTCGGAATGTATCGGCCATAGACGCGGGCGATCATCACCCAGCTACTGTGGCCCATCTGTTTTGCTACCCACATCGGATGCTCGCCGGCTGACAGCATCATCGATGCGTAAGTGTGCCGGGTCTGGTATGGGTTCCGGTAGCGGACCTTTGCCTTGCGGATGGTCGGAATCCAGAATGACTTCCGGATAGCCTGATCGCCGTCGAAGGGTTTGCCGTACCGCGGATCATGGAAGACTGGCCCGCCTACTATATAGGTGTGTGCCTTCTGATCCTCTAGCGCCTCCAGCGCCATCGGCAACAGCTTCACATCTCGCAACCCCGCCGCCGTCTTCGGCAGCTCCGCTTCCTTGGCCGCTTTGGTCAGTCCTCGCGATATCCGCGCCTCCCCCCGTAGCCAGTCAATATCCCCCCATTCCAGCGCCACAAGCTCCGACGTGCGCAGCCCGGTCCAGAACGCGAACTGCAGCAGGTTCCGGTATTGCCCGGTTGCTGCCGCCAGGATCGCTGCCTGTTCCTCTTTCGCGAACGGGTCTATCTCGTCTTCCGCCTTGGGCTTGCCCTTCACTGAGTAGGTCCAGCCGGCCAACGGGTTCGCTTCGATCAGCTCATCATCGACCGCATCATTGAGCGCCGACCGCAGGCAGCTTTGCACGTTGGCCAGCCGCTTGTTAGAGGCGTCCATCTTGGTCAGCTCATCTCGCACCATCTTGCGCGTGAGCGTCACCAGCGGCGCATGGCCCAGCCTCGGCACCAATACGCCACTGATGATCTTGCGATAGCCGTCCAGGGTCGACGCCTTCAGGTGCGCCTCCTTTCGGGCCAGCCACTTGTCGAGATAGTCAGAGAGAGGAATCAGCCCGGTCTGGTGCCCGTGCTTTACAGCGCGCTTCGACTTGGGGAAAGTCGCGGCGTAGTCGAAGGTTCCGTTGTAGATGGCAAGCTCTACCGCTGCCTTGTGCTTCTCGGCACGCTTCAGATTAGCGGGGCTGGGCTCAAGTGGGAGACGCTCGCGACACTGCGTCCCTTCGTACATGAAACTGATTTCAATGCTGGAGGCTGACGCGCGCCGGACTCCATTCCGCTTTCCACCCATGCTTCGTACCCTTCCACGCTGATTAGCACATGGCCGTCCGGTGCCTTGATCCAGATTTCACCCAGGGGCCAGACTCCTTTGGAGAGCTTGGACCGGATTGCGTGCTCAGTGTAGCCGGTTGCCTCTGAAAATCGCTTGATGGTCTGATATCTGGCCATCCCTCACCCCCTCACCGTTACGCCGGCTGCTTCTGGTACGAGCGTCATCACGGCGCTGTCGATCTCTTCTATGCCTGGCAGCATGATCAGCTCGTGCAGCGCCATGTATGCGACCTGTGGCCGGCCTTCGTTGATCGCTTCCATTGCGCGTATCACGGCGTCTTTGGATTTGAGGATGTACATGGCCGACTGGAGGGTCATCCGGTAATCCAGCATCGGGTTGTCGTCACTCATCGTCTAGCCTCGCGAACATGGCTTGTGCGTCTCGACCGCTCGCGATCCGCTCACAGCCAATCAGTAGTGCCTCGATCTCGACGCGACCGCAGCGCGGGCATTCCTGATATTCAAGCCGGGCCTTATGCTTCGCTCGCACCGCCGTTTTCTGTTGGGTTGATGCTCCGCAGCTACATTGCATAAGGCACCTCATCATCTTCTGAGAGGTAGCCGCAAAGATCCCAGATTGCATCGTGCATTTCTTCGCCTGATCCATAAGCGATTCGCGCAATGATGTCTGACAATTCCGGGTCGTCCTGGCCGGAGGGCTCAGCGTTAACCATTTCAGCCCCGGACATTGCCGCGTCGATTGCGCTTCTTGCGCTATCCATCGGCATTGCTAGCTGCTTATCGTCAAGTGGCGTCACGACGATAAATCCGATATGCAGCCTGTCGCCGCAAACGGACATTCCTTCAGTGACCATAGCGTTCTGCTGGATCATCCAGTCCAGTCTGTCGCTGTCTGTGTATTGTGCGGACATGCAGAATCTCCTCCCCGCCGACTCTCGCCGGCAGGCTGTGATGTGTGTGTGGGTTAGGGGTGTGCGGTGTTCATTGCGGCCGTGAAGGCAAACAACAGGAGCAGCACAGCGGTGAAGCGGATGAAATCAAGCGGCCAGATCAGCCACATGATCACTGCGTAGATGAGCGACGCAAGGATCATTCACTCCTCCTTCGCATCCATGGCGGGGCTGGGTGCGACAGCTAGCATTGCGCCGTAGCACTCGGTCATCTCAGAAAATATTGATGCATGACCTATTGCCGCGACTTCATCTCCTTCGAAGCCCAATGCGGCAATCATTTCCACGGTCGGCTTCACTGGAACCAGTGCGAAGCCTTCCGGCACACTCTGCTCCGGCTGCGGGACGGCTAGCAGCCGATAGCGGTCACGGTATCGAGCCACCAGCTGCGCATCCTCCCGCGAGTGAGGCCCAAGCTGATGCGTGGTTTCGATCATTCGCTGCAACGCCTCCCATACAGCATCGGGTACAGGCTGCTGCTCGGTCTGCGCGGGGCGCGTGAGTGCGGCGACGATGCGTTCGTGCTGGGCGACGGTCATCAGCGGCAAGAAAGCGTCATCGGAGCTATTCACCGTCTCGCACTGAATCTTCTCAAGCGCTGACGTGCATACTTCAATATCTATTTCCCCAAGCTCCGGTCCAGAGCCGCCATGAAAAAGCCCGCCGAGAATCGCGGTTGCGACCACAGTCGGCGCCTCCCGCTCATCCTGCGCCGGGGCTGGCTCGGCAGGGCTGGGGAAGTCATAGCCATGCGATCTGCATATAGCCTCCATGTTGCGGAGCGAGTCCATCAGCTCGTGCTTTGATGGGTCTATACCTACGTCGTGGCCAATGGCCTCCCACACCTCAAGCAAAGCAATCGGCTCAGTTCGGAAACCCTTGTACCAAAGCTTGACGGCATCTTCTTTCGAGAACGGATAACCAAGACCTAGCGCCTCAAGCTCGCTCTCATTCGGCTCGGCCTGTTGGGATAGGGCGGCTTTCATCTCGTTGCGTAGCTGCTCGTCTGGGCAGCAGTGGATGGCCTCACGCAACAACCCGCGCAGCCTCGCATTCTCCGCCTTCGCAGCCCCCAGCTCAGCGCCGATGTGTCCTGCTGCCTTCAGTGTCTCGTTCATACCTGGCTCCATAGCTCACGATTGTTTAGGTCTTCATCCTTCACGCAGATCGGCGGGCCGCTGAGTGGGTGCATGTACGTGGTGGCTCCGTTGCTCAGTCCCTTTGTGCATCGCTTGCCGGTGGTTTTCTGGAGCCAAGTGCGGCACTGATTGTTGATTCGCTGGACTGTGGGGGATTCGGTGAACATGGATCACCTCAAGAGGCGCGGGCCTCGGCTGGTTTGAACAGGAGTTCCCAGGGCGAGCACATGTAGCCGGTGGCCTTATATGCCTTGCGCGTCCGGTAGGTTGGCGAATCGAAAAAGCAGGCCTTGCAGGTGTAGCCGAGGCCGTCTTTCGTCTTCATGTTCCTGAAGAAAAACTCGGTATCAGCCGGCCACCACTCATCGCAGCGGCGGCAGTATTTTTCGGGGTCGGTTTGCATAGCTGAGCCTTACGCCGCCCACCTGGTGCGGAATTGAACGATGTCGCGCACAGTGCTGATGCCGCAGCCGTAGCGCTTTGATAGTGTCTGGTAGCCGCCTCGGCCTGCCTCGTAGTCAGCGCGCATTGCGGCGACCTGGGCATCAGTCAGCTTGGCTTTTTGGTGCCACTCGCCGATGCGGTGGCCGGTGTGATTGCGAGGGCCGTTCATGCTGCTGCCTGCCTCTTCGCTCGCTGATAGGCAACCTGCTTTGCAGCCACACACTTCCGGCACTCGCTGCGCCGGTAACCGCGCGTCTTCAAAAACTGGTAATGCGCGTCGTCATGGGGTTTCCATTCGTCGCAGCAGGGGCAGCGCTTTTCTGTGATACCCGAATCCGAGACACGCTTTATCAGCCTGCCCAGGCGGGTGCCGGTCGGTTTGTTCATGGTTATTGTCCGGGGAGGAGGGCGCCGAGGGGCGCCGGGGGGGTCAGATCAGAAGGGAGCGGGTGCCGCGATAGGGGTCGGCAAAAGGTATGTCGTCGTCGAAGCTGTCATAGTCCGGTGCGGGCTGCTGTTGCGGCTGGCTCTGTGGACGGGGCTGGTTCTGCTGCTGCGGTCGCTGCGGCCGGTCACCGCCATCAGGCTTTCCGTCCAGCATGAGCATGTCCTCAAGCTTGATTTCGGTAACCCACTTGGTTTGCCCGTCCTTCTCGTAGCTGCGGGTTTTCATCTTTCCAGAGACCCATACCTTGGAGCCCTTGCGCAAATACTCGGAACAGATCTCCGCCAACTTCCCGAATGCGGTAATTCTGATCCAGTCTGTTTGCTCTACTGTTTGGCCTGACTGCTTATCCTTGTAGTCATCACTGCAGCCTATTGAGAAGTTGGCAACCATGTTCCCATTAGGTAGCGCCTTCGAATCTACGTCGCCTCCTAGGTTGCCGATGAATTCGCAGCGGTTAAGCGACCTGGCCATTTTGTTTTTCCTCGCGTTTAATTTGGTAGTAGCGGTCACGAGCGCAGTGCCGGCATAGCCGCCTGCCCTTGTAGTGCCTTGTGTTTTCTGGTGTTAGCGGGTGGCCATGACGGCAAGTGGTCCTCATCGCGGACCGTGACTTGTTTATGTGAGTGAGCAGGCCGCGCAGGTTGTTCTCTCGGCGTGTTACCGGCTCGAGGTGTGCTGGATTGATGCAGCCGTGGTTCCGGCATAAGTGGTCAAGGTCAAGGCCTTCAGGGATTGGTCCGTTCAGGTACTCAAACGATGCTCGGTGCGACCCAGTGAGCCGTCCGTCTTTCCATTTCTGGCCGTAACCGTTGTCACGTAAGTAGCCGCCCCAATCCCAGCAGCCAGGGCCATGCCTTGTGAGGTGTATCTGGTTGATGAGGTGGGTGGGTATTTCGGGATAGGTTGAAGAAAGAAGTTCTGCGATGGATCGGAACTGGTCGCTGCCGGCGTCATCTGCTTTTTTCATGTCTACCTCGGAATAGTCTCCAGGGTTTGTTGAACTAGCGTCAGGAACTCCGCACGGCGCGCCCTGAGCCTTTCTATCTCTTCAGTGAACTCGCCTCGGTGCAGCCGGTAGACGATCAGCTGTGACGCCTCGGGGAACTCTGAGCAGTAGCTGGCGAAGTCGACCCAGGCGCGATCTGTGCAATCCAGATGGCCGATCAACTGCCAGCGGTACGCCGGATCGAATGACCCGCGCCGGAGCGTGGCGTAATGAACCGCCGCGGTGACTGACTTGATCTCGAGCACGCCGTCGTCGCCGACAAGTCCGTCCGGCGAATCGCCATGCGTCTCGTGATCGAAGAAGCCACCGTTTCCTACCTCGACGAAAAACTCGTCTTCGTAAAGCATCCGGGCGATTGGCTCCTGCTCGTGGCCGCGCTCGGTGTGATCATTGGAGAAGCTGAACTCAGCCTTCCGGCCGTTCGCTATCTCCAGGGCGATCTGCAGCGCGTACTTCTTCGCCGGGTCGCCGAACGCCTTGCCTTCGTTTGCCATGAAGCACCCGAAGTTGGATGCCGTGGCCTTTCCCGTTCTCAACGCCTGCCATGCATCCGTATTTTGCTCAATGTCATGCCATTGCACCTTGGCACTCCTCGATCAGAATCTTCTGATTCGCCTCGGTCATTGCAGCGCGTGCCAGCACGGAATCAAGGTTGCCGTCCCGCTGGTATGCCTTCTTGGCGTTATCCCATGCCTTGGTTCCCGGCTCGATCTGCCGCTTCTCCGGCGTGTGCGGGCTGATGCGTAGGCCTTCCATGACCTCTTTTCCGAAGCGCACGTTCTGGTCGACATAGATCGTGACGCGCACGTTCTGCCAGTCTTCGATAAATGCCGATCCGGTCAGCTGCTTCAGCGTCTTGCTGTTGGTTGCGTTCAGGATCATTGGCTTCAGTGGCTCGCCCGGCCGGATCTCTCGCTCGACGAAGTAAGCCGTGTTGAACACGTCCTTCGTCTTCTTCGTGCGGTCGGTGTCGAGGCGAACATGCTTGATCGTGAGCACCGTCGGCTCGACCAGATCAGCGCTGCTCAGGTACGGCGAATCGAATGCCTTGCGGTAGTGGGTCTTTGTCTCAGACACAGGGGCTCCTCGGCCGCATCGCGCAGCCTGTCAGTAGGTTGGTTTATCCGAAAAGTTTGTAGATCGCCGCCTCGCCAGCCAGGCCGATCAGCAGCACGCCAGCCAGCACGCCGAACCCGGTAAGGGTCCACCACGCCGCTGCGAAGCTGTGGCCTGTGGGGGTGTCGTCGTAGGGGAGGGATTGGGTGCGGTTCATGGGGTCACCTTGCGGTAGCCGGCGTCGTAGAGGGCGGCGCAATGCTGCTCAGCCTCTCGGTAGTCGCTAAACGACAGATGTCCTTTCATCTCCAAGATGGCGGCTCGGCGCTCTTCCGCAGCGATCTGCTCGGGCGTGCGAAGGGGCCGGAACACCGGGGCGTCTTCTTTCCAGTGGTCTATGGCGATCTCGACGCCTTCGGAATCGATAAGGCTGGACTCGGCCTTCCGCGTGTCGCGGAGCACAATCAGCCACTCCGACAAG